GACCGATCTCCGGGCAGAGGTCGGTCACAGCACCAATGTCGCGCACGGGATCAACGATCGCGACACGCTGATTTATTATCTCAACCGCACGCAGGTCCAGCTGTACCAGGACTACGACTGGCCGCAGCTGATCATCGATCGCGACATCAAGCTCGTCGACGGGCAGCGCTACTACCCTTACCCCAGCGATCTCGCCTTCGACGACATCACGCATATCTGGGTGCTGATCAATACGGTCTATAGCGAGCTGGCCTACGGCATCGGCCCCTATGACATGGTGCTGTGGAACTCGGACGAGGGCTTCAAGTCCTGGCCGTTGCGCAAATGGATGCACCACGCCGACACCAGCATGATCGAGCTGTGGCCGATCCCGGACGGGACGGCGATGGACCCGAACGCGATCGTGCGCCTGCGCGGGACCAAAACCGTCACGAAGATGCTCCAGGACAGCGACGAGGCAACGCTGCCGGACAACATCATCGTGCTGTTCGCGGCCGTCGAGATCCTGCAGCGCGACAACGCCAAGGATGCCAGCCTCAAGCTCAACAAAGCCAACGAGGCGCTGCGCCGTCATCGCGTGCGGCAGTTCAGCCACAAGCAAGTCCGGCCGACAGCGATCGGCGCGGGCGGCGGCGACGCGCAGTCACGGCCAGGGCATCAGCCGGTGCTCGGTCTCGATTACATCCCGCCGGGCTATGGCTCCGGTCCCGGGTCCGTGCAGCACTAAATGGCAGATACCAGGGTCTTCTCCGTCACCGACTTCAAAGAAGGCCTGGATGTCCGCAAGACACCGCTGACGGCGCCCGGAGGCTCGCTGCGCATCCTGGAGAACGCCGTGCTCAACCAGGGCGGCGAGATCGAGAAGCGCTACACCTTCGCGCCGATGACGACGATGCCGCCGGTGTACGGCTATTTGCTCGGCCATCGCGACAGCTTGCACGCGTTCGGCGTCAACACCGGCGGCGCGGCCGTCCCGCCCGGCGACCTGCAAGTGCCGATCGTCACGCACAACATCGTGTTCGCCGGCACCGGCCCATACGACATCCTCGATGTCGAGCCGTTCGACGAGCTGTTCTTCGTCTGCTTCAAGGATCTCGGCACCGGGATCTCTTACTGCTGGTACAACGACGCGATGGTGCTGGAAGTCGACGGCAGCTTATCGCACGGCACTTACGCGCGGACCTGGCGCTCGAAGATGTACCGTTGCGATGGAAAATATCTGCGCTTCTCCGGCGTCAACAACCCGGCGCAAAACGATCCGTCATCGGTCGACGAGCCGGGCGCAGGCTTCATCAACACGAGCTTGAACGACCCGCTCGGCGAGCCGCTGATGGCGATGGAGATCTATTACAGCAGCCTCGCCGTCATGTCGCAGCTGCAGACGCAGATCTGGGCCGTCGACCCGGATCCGACCAAGGACACCTTGTCCCAGATGCTGCGCATCGGCATGGTCGCGCCGCAGTCGATCATCCAGTTCGGGACCGGCGACATCCTTTTTCTTTCCGACAGCGGTGTGCGCAGCCTGAAAGCCAACGTGATCAATCTGGCGGCGTCGGTCAACGATGTCGGCTCGTCGATCGATCTGGCTTTGATCCCGCGCATCCGCAGCGAGGCGGCAGCGGTCTTTCATGCAATCGCCACGGTGCAGCCGATCCAGGGTCGCTACTGGCTCGCGATCGGCTCCACGATTTATGTCTTGTCCTACTTCCCGGCGGGCAGCATCACGGCGTGGAGCACCTTCGATCCGGGTTTTGCTCCGCGCACTTTCGCCTTGGTCGGCAGTCAGGTGTACTGCGACGACACGAGCGGCAACATCTATCTCTACGGCGGCAACAGCAACACCGAGTTCGACAGCTGCAAGATTACGCTGCGCACGCCGCATATGAGCGCCGACGCACCGACCGAGCAGAAGCGCATCAAGAGCATCGACGTGATGTGTCAGGGCACCTGGTCGGTCAGCGTCGGCATGCTGCCGAACAACGTCGAAGCGTTCGAGCTGTGCGCCACGATCACCGACAACACCTATGGGCTGCAGAGCATCCCGTTCGCGGGATACGGCACGCATTTCGGCGTGCATATGGAGCATGAGGCGCCGGGCGAGGCGATCATGGCGGCGCTGCATTTCAACCTGCAAGAAGGGGTGGTCAAGTGACCGGCATCGTAACGGCAGAGATGGTCACACGCCCGGCGCTCACGCATATCGTGCGCAACATGCGGCCGCGCGACCGCGCCGAGATCTTCGCGCTGCGCTGGGACAACGACGAGGAAGCGCTGATCGACGGCCTCGTCGCGGTTGCCGGCGATTTGTGGCGTGTCTGGACGCTCGATGGCGAGCCGGTCGCGGTCAACGGTGTGGTCCCGGTGCGCCCTGGCGTCGTGGTCGCGGGCGCGTTCGGCACGCCGAAGTGGCGCAGCGCGATCCGCCCGATGACGCGCTGGTCTTTGGACTTCGTCATCCCGGCGCTGAAGACCTCCAACTATCACCGCGGCGAAGCCTATGTCTTGGCCGCGAACACCGACAGCCGGCGCTGGATCGAGCTGCTGCTGGGCGGCGAGATCGAAGCCGTGCTCAAGGGGTACGGCCGGAGCCACGAGGATTTTCTCTTATATGCCTGGGACTTGACCCAGGAGAAGGAGACACAGCATGTGTTTCGGCGGCCACGGGGCAAGTCCACCGCCCGACTCGTCGATGCAAGTCGCTGCCTTTCAGGCGCTAAGGGCTCAGGCACTCAGTGACCAGCAGATCCAGGCGCAGAAGGATATCGCCGATCAGCAAGCGGCGCTCAACCAGCAGCAGTTTCAGGCGCAGCAGGACCAGTACACGCAACAGCAGGCTCAGGTCGGTCAGCAATCGGACCGGCAGACCCAGTACGACGCCGGGCGCGCGAAGCTGCTGGCGGAAGGCACGCAGCAGGTCAACGACGCGTTCTCGCAATTTAGCCCGGACTACTTCAATAAATACGCCCAAGACTATATGTCGAAGGCGCAGGACCAGATCAACTATCAAAAAGCGCAGGCGCAAAAGGAGCTGGCTTTTGGTTTGGCGCGGCAGGGTATTTCTTCGAGCCAGGCCGGGATCGGTCAGCGCGGCTTGCTTGAGGAAACCGCCGGGCGCGCCGCCGCCGATCAGACAACGGCAGCGCAGCAGGCGTCGCAGCAGCTGCAGGCGAACGTCACCGGCGCCAAGCAGAACCTGCTGGGACAAGTCACGTCGGCCGAGAGCATCGGCGCGCCGATCGCGGGCGGCAGCATCGAGGATGTGAACAACGCGCTGCAGACGCAGCGCTCGGCGATCACCGGCTTGACGAGCACGGCCGGCGACACCGTGGCCAGCTTAAAGGCCGTGCCGCCGGTCAGCACGCTCGGCGATATTTTCCAAGGCGTGATCAACACCGGCAGCAGTCTTTATGGCGGTTGGAACTCCGGCTCGATCTTGCAGGCGGGCGCGAAAGGTGCCGCGGGAGTGCCGCAAGGCGGCGGTCTTAATGCGGCCGCGCCTAACAAAGCCAGTACGAACTAATCGAGGTGCAGCAGCATGTGTGAGCCCATTTCAGCGTCCATCGGGGTTGCTGCGCTCGGTGCTGCGGTATCGCTCTATGCCTCGCAGCAGCAGACGAAAGCGGCGAACCAGCAGCAGCAAGCAATCTATCAGTCCAACCAGTCGCAACAGGCCGCCCAAAATCAGGCGTTCACCGAGCGTATAAACGCGGGGATGCGGCAGACGGCGGCGCAGACGGCGGCGCAGCAGGAAACGCTCAACACCCGCTCGGTCGCCGCCAATCAAATGCGCACCAGCCAGATGGATGCGCTCAAGAACTATCAAGACGCGATCAACGCGCAAAACACGACCGCCGAGGACTTGCGCCAGACCGGCGACACCGCTGCGAAACAGCTGCTGCAGGAGACCAATGCACAGCAGCTTGCGGCATCGCAAACCCAGCAGCAGCAGCAAGCGGCGGCGCTGCTCGATCCGAGCGTGCCGAAAACGGCAGGTGGTCCCGAGGCGTCCGACCCGTCGGGTGGCAACAACGCCGTCACCAGCGACGCGGTGAGCCAGGGCGCGACCGCGCGCCGCATGGCCGAGGCCGCGACCAACATCCGCACTTACGGGGCCAAGACTGCGGCGGTGCAAGCCTATAACGCGCCGACCCAGCTCGTGGGACAAGCGATCGCGCGGAACCAGATGGGCATCATGCCGGCGCAAACGGCCGAGCAGCTGCTGCGCGCAGGCAGCGCAACGCAGCTCTTGCCGAGCAAGGTCGCTTACCAGGCCGCCACGGGTCTCGGTAACTCGCAGGATATCCTGCTGCAGTCGAAAGGGCAGAACGCGCTCGACGCTGCCAGCCTCAGCTACGGCAACGCAACCGATCTGGCCAACCTGCAGCAAAGCGACGCCGATACGATCGCCGCAAACAAGCTCGCGCAACAGACCGCGCAAAACCAGTTCTTGCAACAGCAGGCCGGGGTGATCGGCGGTTTCGGTCAGCTCGCGGCTTACGGTGCCGGGCGCTATCTCGGCAGCCCCAGCAGCGCCAATCCGAGCGTGACTAATCTCGGCTCGATCTTTACGTCGAAGCCTGATGCTGCAACCGCATATTAAAACACGAAGGGTTTCCGCGCCATGCCGCCTTTCAACACGGGCAACGCCGGCTGGGACAGCACACTCGGTAATCTGAGCGGCGCGCTGTTCCCGGATCCGAGCAAACAGACCGAGGCCTATTACTACGGCGCGCAAGCGCGCAAGAGCCTGACCGAGAGCGCGAAGATGCGCGATCAGTCGGCCGCCGGCCATGACATGCGGCTTCAGATGTACGGCCAGGGGCAGCCGACCCCGGACTACAAGCTCGACCCGGCTACCGGCTTGTACGTCCAGAACGACCCCGCCGCGCGATATCCCGGGGCTGGTGCAGCGGCAGCTGGTCCCGCGGCACCTGCATCTGCAGCGGCGCCGAGCTTGTCTGCGGCCGTGGCACCGATGCCGATACCAGGAGCCGGAGCACCTCCGGGAGATCCGCGTGCGTCGATCAACTTGCAGGTGGCGCCGACCGGCGAGGTGGTCCCGGGACATTGGAACCCGCCCACAGCAACATCGGACCAGGTGGTGCAGCAGCTTTCGGCCAAGGTGGCGGGCTCACCGGGCGGCATGCCGCCGGCAGGAACGCGGCCGACCGGCTCGAACGGCACTCAGGCCCCCGATCAGCCAGGCACGCTTGACGGCGTCCTTGCACCGAGCAGCGTTAACGCGAGCGGCACCGACACGCCCGCCGGGAAAATCCAGGCTCCTCCTGCCGCGAAAGACGGCTCTATGGGGCCGCTTGCGATCGACCTGCAGAAGCTCACCGCAACAGCGATCGCGGCCGGCACGCCGGCCGATCAAATGTATGCGCAGAACAAAGCCGTGATCGGCAGAGCGCTTGAGACCGGGAAGATCTCACAGCCGGTGGCCGATGCTCTTTTAGCAAACTACGGCGGCGATGCGAGTTCGCGTAATGCCCAGATCAGCGCTGCGAGCGCGCTTGCCACCACCAACGCCACCCAAGCGGGAGAGACCGCGCGCAAGATGGCGGAGCTGGTCGATATGCCGGATCCGAACGATCCGACCAAGACGATAAAAGTGCCGCTCGGGCAAGTGCAGGGACAAGGCGGCCGGGTGACTATGGCTCCGAGCGCGCAAACCGCTGCAAACACGAACGTCCAGGTCAAGCTGCCGAACGGGACTGTCGTCTGGCAGCGCGCTGGCGCTCCGGTGCCACCAGGCGCGACTAATTACGACTCAGCCCTCGAACAGACCAAGCAGCAGCAAGGCGGTACGAAGGGCAGCTACTTCGACACAAAAACCGCCACGGTGCATTTCGTCGATGCACAGACG